ACAATCAATAAAAATGAATTCTTACAAATTTTAACATTAGATAAGGGCTACACTTATATTAAAGATCCTGTAGCATTTTTAAATTATTTCAGTCAACTAAATTTATTTGCGCTAGGAACTAATAATAACTCTTGATCTTTAGAAAATAAAATTATATATTAAGATATGAATCAAGACAAATTTACTCAATACGGAAAAACCTTTCAATTAAAAATTATAGCAGCATTATTAAAGGATAAGTTATTTCTTCAACAAATATATGATATACTTATTCCTGAATATTTTGATTCTGAAGCCAATACCTGGATTGTAAATGTAATAATGAAATATTTTCCAGAGTATAAGACAGTCCCTACCTTAGAAGTATTTAAAGTAAAGGCCTTAGAATTAACTAATGAACCTTTAAAAATGTCTATTGTAGAATCTTTAAAAGATATATTAAGATATGTTGAAGCCGAGGATTTAGAGTTTGTTAAATCTGAATGTATTAATTTCTGTAAGAACCAATGTATTAAGACTGCTATTATTGAATCAGTAGAATTATTACAATCTGGAGAATATGACAATATTAAGAAAAAGATTGATAATGCTATGAAAGCAGGAGCCAATCAAGATATTGGAATGGATTATTTAAAGGATGTTAAACAAAGATATGAAACATCATCTAGATTAACTCTCGCAACTCCCTGGACTGCTTTTAATGAATTAGTTGATGGTGGTATTGGTAAAGGAGAGCTTATTATATTTGTAGCAGGACCTGGAGCAGGTAAATCTACTGCGATGATTAATGTTGGAGCTCATTTATTAAGACAAGGTAAGACGGTAGTGCATTATACAATGGAATTATCAGAGCCTTATGTAGCTCAAAGATATGATTCGGTAGTTACAGGAATAGCTACTGCGAACTTAAAATATAACTTAGATGAGGTAGAGCATGAATTAGGAAAATTAACAGGTCAATTAATATTAAAGTATTTTCCAACAAAAACCGCATCAGTAACAACCTTAAAGGCGCATTTAGATAAAATATTAATGCAAGGAATAAAACCAGATATCGTTATTGTAGATTATGCAGATTTATTAAGATCAGCTAAATCAAAAGAGAAGCTTCATGAAGAGCTAGAAACTACATACGAAGATTTAAGAGGATTGGCAGGTGAATATCAAATACCATTAGTTACAGCATCTCAAGCAAATAGAAGTTCAGTTGAATCAGACATTATTACATCAGATCAAGTAGCTTCTTCTTTTAGCAAGATTATGATTGGAGATGTTATTATTTCATTAGCAAGAAAGACAACAGATAAGATAGCCGGAACAGGAAGAGTCCATTTTATTAAGAATAGATTTGGACCTGACGGATTAACTTTGCCAACAAAACTTAATATGTCTAATGGAAGAATTGATATGTATCAAGAAACTTCTATCAAGGGAAGAGAGACAAGAACAGATATGGATGAAGATACGATAACACGAAAATCTTTAGCTAATAAATATTCTGAACTTTTAGGAGATTCTATGGGATAAAACCATAAGTAAACAATAATTATAAATACCTAATAAGGGTCGTTATGGAATACTCCTTTTCACAAAAAATTAAAAACTAACTAACAACAAAACAATGGACATATCAAACAAGATACTCTCCGACATTACAGTCTACAGCAAATACGCGAAATATCAACAAGATATTCAAAGAAGAGAAAAATGGGAAGAAATCGTTACCCGAAACAAGGAAATGCACATCAAAAAATACCCTAGTATGGAAGAAGAAATTAATCTTGCATATCAAATGGTATTAGATAGAAAAGTGCTTCCATCAATGAGAAGTTTACAATTTGGAGGCAAATCCATAGAGTTATCACCAAACAGAGTTTACAATTGCGCTTATCTTCCAATAGATGATTATAGAGCTTTTGGAGAAACTATGTTTTTATTACTAGGTGGTACAGGAGTTGGTTATTCAGTTCAAAAACATCACGTAGATAAATTACCTGAGATAAGAACACCCAAAAAAGATAAGCACAGAAGATTTTTAATTGGCGATTCAATTGAAGGTTGGGCAGATGCAATTAAAGTATTAATGAAATCTTATTTTGAAGGAGGTTCTAATATTTTATTTGATTTTTCTGACATCAGACCAAAAGGAGCAATGTTGGTTACATCAGGAGGTAAAGCACCAGGCCCTCAACCATTAAAAGAATGTATCGTTAAGATTCAAGGCATTTTAGATAGCAAAGTAGACGGGTCTAAATTATCTTCTATTGAGACTCATGATATTGTTTGTCATATTGCGGATGCAGTATTAGCAGGTGGTATTAGAAGAGCGGCTTTAATTTCATTATTTAGTGCTGACGATGATGAAATGATTTCGTCTAAAACAGGCAATTGGTGGGAACTTAATCCACAAAGAGGAAGAGCTAATAACTCAGCAGTTTTATTACGTAATAAAGTTACTAAAGAGTTTTTTATGTCATTATGGGATAAAATTAAAGCTTCTGGAGCAGGTGAGCCTGGAATTTATTTAAATAACGATAAAGATTGGGGAACGAATCCTTGTTGCGAAATAGCATTAAGACCATTCCAATTCTGTAATTTATGTGAAGTTAACGTAAGTAATATTGAATCTCAAGAAGATTTAAATGAACGCGTTAAAGTTGCAGCATTTATAGGAACATTACAAGCAGGATATACGGATTTCCATTACTTAAGACCAGTATGGCAAAGAACGACAGAAAAAGAAGCTTTGATTGGAGTAGGTATTACAGGAGTAGGTTCAGGTAAAGCGCAGCAATATGATATGAAAGAAGCTGCTAAAATAGTAATGGAAGAAAATGAGCGCGTAGCTAATTTAATTGGAATCAATAAAGCAGCAAGGGCAACCACAATCAAACCATCAGGGACTTCTTCATTAGTATTAGGTACTTCATCAGGAATACATGCTTGGCACAATGATTATTATATTAGAAGAATGCGCGTTGGTAAAAATGAATCGTTATATACGCATTTATTAATTAATCATCCAGAGTTATTAGAAGATGAGTTTTTCAGACCACATGACACAGCAGTAATTTCCGTTCCTCAAAAGCACCGGAAGGTTCTATTCTAAGAACAGAAAGTTCATTAAATTTATTAGAGCGTATTAAATGGTTCTATCAAAATTGGGTTGAACCAGGCCACAGAACAGGACAAAACACTCATAATATTTCAGCAACCGTTTCAGTAAAAGATGATGAATGGGAAATAGTAGGAGAATGGATGTGGGCTAATAAAAATTATTATAATGGTTTATCAGTATTGCCTTATTCAGGTCATACATATATTCAAGCACCTTTTGAAGACATTACCGAAGAAAAGTATTATGAATTACTAAAAAACTTAGAAAATATTGATTTATCTAACGTAATTGAAATCATGGATAATACTAATCATAGCGGAGAGATAGCTTGTGGAGCAGATGGTTGTGTTGTTGAAGGTGTATAAATAAATAAATAAAATAAAATTAGGAAATACGATATTAATATATTATATTTATGTATGGAATTATTTGGATGGATATGCACTATAATGATCATTATAGGATTTATATTAAATAGTATTGGAAACTTAAAATATGCTATATACGTATGGATAATTGGCGATATTGGGTGGATATTATATGATCTATCCATACGTAATTATAGTCACCTTGCCCTGAGTATTATTATTGTTATAATTAATATGTACGGGCTTTATAAAATAAACAAAAATGAAGATAAAAGTAAAAAAGATTAATGAAAATGCCGTTATACCAAAGTATTCAAAACCAGGCGATGCTGGATTAGATTTAACGGCAGTAAGTATTGTATTAGATACTACAACGCAAGTTATATACGATACCGGATTGGCTATCGAAATACCTGAAGAACATGTAGGATTAATATTCCCAAGATCATCAATTTGCAATTATGATTTAGAGTTATCTAATAGTGTAGGAGTAGTTGATAGCGGTTATCGTGGAACTATACGATTTGTATTTAATAAGATTAACGGAGATTTTTCTGTAAAATATAATGTTGGGGATCGTATAGGGCAATTATTAATATTACCTTATCCAGAAATCGAACTTGTAGAAGTAGATGAATTAAATGATTCAATAAGAGGTCACAAAGGATTTGGAAGTACCGGTAAATAAAATTAACTAGATATATATATATTATATAAGATATGAAATCATTAACTAACATATTAGAACGCATTACACTTACTAAAGAAGATATTTCTGGTATGATTCGTGAAGCAAGAAAATCTGTTCCTGGAGATCAAGTAATAATACAAGGGAATTACTTAAATGGAAGATTTCCAGAATTAGAAATGGAAGATATACGTACGTTATCAAAATTATTTAATTCAATGAGTAAGTCAATAGTAGCGCAAGATGTATCAGAAGAAGATGCTGATGATATTATTTCAAATGCTATAACAGATATTAATAATAATAGATTTTCAATAATAGACTTTCCTTTACTAAAAGGATCAGATGCTAATATTTTATCAAAGACTATTAATAATATGAAGTCATTTATATTAGATCAAGGATTTACAAAAGACGAATCTAATAGGATAGTTACCAAAACTGTTAATGATATATTTAATGGTAAAGCTCAGGAATATGCAAGAGGCGCTGAGCCTGGTCGAGATAGAAGTAATAAAGACCCATTTAGATCAGCTGAAGCATTTGAAGCATTTATTAAAGAAAGATATTTATCAGAAAATCAAAGTATATCTGGATTAGATGCTTTATATAACAAAATTATATTAAATGATATATCAGGGGATTTAATAAAATTAATTACTTCTGAAACCAATAAATCTTTAAAATCAGGAGAATATACAATATCAGATACTGAAGGCGAATTATATGATATTTTAAAACGCACCGTTAAAATTGATAACGGGCATGAATCTGAATTATGGTTTGCTATAGTATTTAAAGGTTTAGTAATAGGAGCAAAAGGAGACACGCCTGATGTATTAGTTAATGGTAAGACAGTATCTTTAAAGGCTTATGGAACTTCAACTTTTGATTTTGGGACTTTAGATAATGATTCATCGAGATTATTAAGTATATTTATAAGTTTATGTCATTTATTAACGCCGATATCAATTAATCCTGTGCAGTTATCAAAACTTGATATTAATAAAGCATTAGATTTAGTTGAATCTGATGAAGTAAAAAAAGATATAAAAGAAATCTTAAAATTATCAGAATCTCCATCTATACCACGTCCTATTGCAAAATTAGCGTTACAAATTAAACGGTTGTTAAATTCTAATAATGATAAAGATTTACATAATTTAGTAGTTCAATTTTGCAATGATATTGATATATTACTAGAAGCAAAAATTAAAGATGCTAATTGGTGGGGATTAATTGTAACTAGTAATAAAACATTATATTTAAATGATTCTGAATCAGTATTTAATTCAATTAGATGTAAAAATAATAGATTATCAGATGCTATCGCTCATTTTAAAGGTTATCATTTATGGATAAAAGGAACGCAATTAGAAACGGCAGTTACGACAAGAAAAAGTAAAGCATAATATATATATATAAAATAAACGATAACATGAAAATATCAGAATTTAGAAAATTAATCCGTGAAGAGATTAAGCTGGCGGTTATGGAAGAGTCATTTATGGACAAGATCAAATCTTTTTTTATGAGAACTCCTGCAGAAACCAAGTTGTTAAATAGTTTAGACATATTTAGCGATGACTTGCTTTCTCCTGGCCAGAAAAAATATGATATTGTCATAAACAAGGCAAAGGAATTTGGAATGGATATCGATGATGCTCAGGCATTAGTTCTTCTACAAAAGAAGTTAGCAATGGAGATTGAAAAATTAAAATAACAACAACATGAAAATATCACAATTAAAATCTCTTATAAAAGAGAGCATCAAAGAAGTATTAAAAGAAAATGAAATTAATACTATCGATTACAAAAAACTAAAGACAATATATACTTTAGCCGGTAAACTTAAGTTATATGAACCTTATATGGTTGATGAAACAATAGAAGATATAAAAGCATTAGAAAATGCAGTAAAAACTAATGATGAGTCTATATTTGAAACAATGGAAGAATCACAAGTTGACACGTAT